AATTGATGTTTCCGGTCTGGAATCCTCTCACCCGGTTCTTTTTCTGTCCATATTTGAGTTGATGCTTTCTCTATCAATCCAAATCTTGAATATACTTCTTGTTGTAGAAGTTTCAATTCAGGGACAGTAATTCCTAACTCTCTATGACGGATTCCACCGATGTAATCATCGCTGTAGATTCCGTAATTGAAATAGTAGAAAATATTTGACAGGGTTGGGTCTTTTCCGACCTTTTTCAAAGTCAAAATTGACAAGTAAATTTTAATCAGAAAGTGGAGAATACTGTTATCACTAGTAGTGTTATTTCTTCCACTATTGTTTCCAGTTTCTCTCATCACAATATCTCCATTCGGGAGAGCGATAATTGGATGGCAGTTAAAGAAAGAGACAAAATCCCTCAGCTCTTCCAAGTCGGGAGAGATGAACAGATTGGCGTTTCTAATTTCATATACTGGTTCAAGACATGCATGTCTATCATATCCTGAGACGTCTCCTTCTAAAATTAGGGTGTAGGGCTCAAATTCCTTAAAGAGTTCATTGAACCCTCCATATTGTTTTACAAACCCATATTTTATCCACCTTCCTTTGTTCCTTTCGATTAAAAGTTTGTTTTGGTTATCATAAAGGAGTTTTTCTTTCATAAGATGATGTAGTGAACAAGGGAAAATGGTTCTAACCTTTTTCCTTTCAACCAAGTCATGTAGGTCTAGTTCCTCATCTTTGTAAACAACTGTATCAACTGGGGCTTTTTCAGTACTGAGAAATTGTTCAAAAAGGTGTTTTAAATCTTTATCAAACACTTCTTCTTTGGTATCAAATCCTCTATTTTTATAGTACTTTCCGGCGCTAGTTTCCATGCAGAACAACCAATCTTCCTGTCTACTTACCCCACTTCTAATGTAGGAAAAATAAACTTTGCACAGTTCTTTGGCAAGATTGTATTCTTTGTCGTTTGGTAGTTGTTTAGGTTGATCTCCTTTTAGAATTGAATCCATAACGTATTGGAAAAGAGGTCGTACTCTTCTGTAGTCATGGTTGTTAAGAAGCACTTGGGCTTCTTTAGGGTAGGTTTTTTCAAATTCCAACCAGTACAAATTCTTTTGTTCTGTATAATTTGCACCTCTGTTGGCATAAGAAGGGGTTCCGTTTAGCCTACCCAAAGGTTTGAAATGGGAGTATTTACCAATGCAG